AGATAGATGGTGGAAAGCAGAGATCAGACAGGGCGCTTTGTCAAAGGACATCCCGGCAATCCAGAGGCCAAAGGTAGACCGAAACGGAAGACTGAGGACAAGTACCTCCTCGCCTTGCAGAAATGCGTCAAGCTGGGGGATTGGAAAGCTATCGGCAAGCGGGCAGTCGCACAAGCCAAGACGGGCGACTACCGGGCTAGACAATGGCTTTCTGACTACTTGCTGGGCAAGCCTCAGCAGTTCGTTGACGTGACAAGTGCCGGCGAGAAAGTGATCGCCGTGACTGTGTACTTACCAGAAATGGATGAGCTGGAAACCGAGTCTAGGGCAACAGGAGAAGTTCCATCGTAGCCCAGCATTCGAGGTGCTGTATGGCGGGCAAGCCGGCGGTGGCAAAACCGAATCTCTACTCATGGAGGCCCTGCGCTACGCACACGTTGCTGGCTACACTGGCGTCCTCTTCAGGAGGACGTTTAGGGAGCTACAACAGCCCCAGGGCTTGATTGAGCGCAGCCGGGTAGAGTACCCGGTTCTTGGCGGCCTTTACAACGACTCTAAGTTCCAGTGGCGGTTCCCGGCAAGCAGTATGGTCGTGTTCAGCCACATGGAAGGTGAGCGTGACAAGCTGAAGCATCAGTCCGCCGAGTATGCCTACATCGGCTTCGACGAACTGACCACGTTCACAGAGGGCCAATACCTGTACCTTTTCAGCAGGGCGCGGACCACCTGTGGTGCGCCTCCTAGAATACGGGCCGGAACGAACCCCGGCAACATCGGGCATGACTGGGTGAAGCGGCGCTGGGGTGCCTGGTTGGACAAGAGACACCCCCACCCGGCCAAAGACGGCGAGATTCGCTGGTACAAGCGGATAGGCGACGATGAGGTTGAATGCCGGCCAGATGACCCGAAGGGGCTATCGAGGACGTTCATCAGGGCAAGCGTGTGGGACAACCCATATATCATCGAGAAGGATCCCGGCTACGTCCTGCGGCTAGAGGCGTTGCCGCTAGTGGAGAGGCTACAGCTTCTCGAGGGTGACTGGGATGTCATGGCCGCCGCTGGCCTGGTATTCAAGAGGGAGTGGTTCGAGATAGTGAAGGCGGCACCCGGTTTGGCGGATAAGGTACGGTTCTGGGACTTTGCCGCCACGGAGAAGGCGACCGTTAAGGACGATCCCGATTACACGGCGGGGGCAAGGGTCTCACAGTTCGGCAAGCTGTACTTCATCGAGCACATGGTCAGGCGACAGGCGACGTGGGCAAACGTGAAGGCACTGATAGTGCAGACGGCACACCTTGACGGGACTGATGTGGTGATCGGCATAGAGCAGGAGCCGGGGGCCTCGGGCAAGGCGATCATCTATGAAATAGCCTCAATGCCAGAATTGAGAGGGTATACCGTCAGGGGCTTTCGATCTTCCAAGGACAAGGTAAAGCGGGCTAATCCGTGGTCTGCGCAGGCTCAGGTAGGCAACGTCAAGATCGTCAATGACGGGACATGGGACGTAGAGACATTTCTGAATGAGTGCCAGTGGTTTCCAGAGGGCACACATGACGACCAGGTGGACGCGGTGAGCGGGGCAATGCAGATGTTTGGCCCTGAAGAAGTAAGTGAGACGGTGTACTACGAAGAGACCGTTGACATATCGCCGATATAGGAGGGGGAGAGGAAGGTGACTGACCAATCGGCATGGGAGGAGCTTGACAGGGTTTCCGAGGAAGTGTCTAAGGCGTGGAAGCCTGACAAGTCAGCAGTCGAGATTCTGCTAGAGGGTAGGGGGAGGGGGGAGATGACAGCCATAATGACCGAGATGCCGCGAGACAAGCTAGGCATGGCCATAGTGAAGGCGCTGGGAATCGATAACAGGCTAGTCAGCCGCGTCATAGTTGATTGCCGGGCCAACAGGGCGCCAATAGTTTACATCGAGGCTTATGGTGAGGAGGCCATGTATGACATCAACTGGGAGCTGTTTGTGAAGGGTGCTGAGGTCAGGCTGGTATGGGGGGAGGCGAAAGTAGAATGACAGTCAAGGAGACGCTAGAGGCGCGGGGCTACAAGTTCCCGCAGTTCAAGGACGACAAGGAACGCACTAGGTTCGTTGCCAAGCACGGCTACGACCCGGCCATTCTGCTGAACACTGCAAGGCGGGCCAAGGATGGTGCGGGGCCGGGCTGGGAGAACGCCTTTCCGCCGAAGCGCAGAGGGCGCCAGAGGAAACAGGAGTAAATGGGCATAGCTGACGACCTGGCTAGAAGACAGCTACGTGGGGAGCTGGAGAGCCGCGATACTGCGCTGGCTACTGCCGGGCAGAACTACGACACCCTCAACGAGCGCATCGCTGAGCTAGAGCTAAGGCTAGAGGATGCTGGCTGGCAGCAGTTGGGCGGCGAAAGCTGGGAAGAGTTCAGCCGCGATGGGTTGGCGACGATCACCTATTGGAGCAGGCTCTTCTACCTCAAGAACCCATTGATCCGCCGGGGCGTCGATGTCCAGACCCACTACGTCTGGGGCCGGGGCATGACCGTCAACATCAAGGACGATGACATTAACGAGGTCATTCAGGCATTCATGGATGACGACAAGAACAAGGTAGCGTTCACCAGCCGTCAAGCCCAGATGAGCAAAGAGCGTGAGCTACAGACAGACGGCAACCTGTTCTTCGTCCTCTTCACCAACCAGCACAGCGGCCAGGTCAGGGTGCGCAGCATCCCCTTCAGTGAGATTGCCGATGTGATCCGCAACCCCGAGGACAATCAAGAGCCGTGGTACTACAAGCGGAGCTATGTCCGCGAGACCTGGACTGTAGACACCGGAACCTCATTTGACCAACAGATCACAGAATACTACCCCGACTGGAAGTACCACCCCAAGAAGCAACCTACCAGCATTGATGACAAGCCCGTCCACTGGGACCGCCCAGTCTATCACGTCAAGACGGGTGGATTCGGTGATTGGAAGTTTGGCGTCTCTGAAGTCTACGCAGCGATAGACTGGGCCAGGGCGTACAAAGAGTTCTTGGAGGACTGGGCCAGCATTACCCGAGCCTACAGACGTTTCGCATTCAAGATGACCGGCATGAAGAGCAAGGGCGAGATCGCAGCGGTCAAGAGCAAGATGGACAGCACTCTTGCAAGGCCGGGCGCTGAGACCACGCCTCCGCCAGTCACCGGGTCCATCGCTATGATGACAGAGGGCAGGGACCTACAGCCCGTGAGGACGGCCGGAGCCACCGTGAGCGCAGAAGACGGCAGACACATCAAGCTGATGGTCTGCGCTGCGCAGGGGCTACCTGAGACGTTCTATGGCGACGTTAGCGTGGGCACCCTCGCCACGGCCAAATCGTTGAACCGCCCCACTGAGCTACAGATGGTGAGCAGGCAAACGCTGTGGGGTGACATCTATGCCGAGATATTCAACTACGTGCTGCTGCAGCAGGTCATGGCCGTTGGCGGTGAACTTCACGGCAAGGGGATTGTAGAGGCCGAAGAGCAAGGCGGCAAGATTGAGTACACGCTGGTTTGGAATGATGACGTTGACAGCAAGGTAGACATCGACTTCCCGCCGATCGTGGAAGAGGACATTGACAAGCTGATTAGCGCTATCGTGGATGCGGCTACGCTCAAGGGCAACATGCTTGCCGGGACCATACAGCCAAGGGACTTGACTAGGCAACTGCTTGTGGCCCTGCATGAAGAGGACATAGACGAAACACTGGAGGCGATGTATCCCGAGAATGGTGAAGAAGAAGAGCAAGTCACATGGGAAGAGGAAACGGCCCAAGCCATCGCAGGTGAGTTCAAAGAGGGGCTTGAGAAGATGCTGAGGGGGGAGAGATGAAGGGACTAAAAACACTACAGGAGCATGAAGCCGATTTCTGGAAGGGATTTCAGACCACAAGAACTGGGATTGGGTGTGGAGTTGCTTGCCCTGAATGTGGGTCAGAGCTACGGCAAGATTCATCAGAATTGCTTTTGAGTGACCCGCCACAGACACCCATATTCTGCAACGAGTGTGGGTGGTGTGGGAGTATGCACTAATGCTGACTAACGACCTGACAAGGGCACTGACGTTCACCTGGGAGGCGATGTTTCTCCTAGAGTCTACCCTGCGCCGCATCACTCGCAAGGCTGCCCTGGCACCCGTGGAGTGGGACCTAGAACCTGCCATAGAGGATGCGTTCAGGACACAGGGGGAGTTGTTCGTAGCGCGGCTGGAAGAGCTGGCACCGTGGTTCCCCAAGCTACAGGAAGCCTTCGTGCCGGCCAACCTGAGTGCGGCTGAGATCGCTGCCATGTGGGCTGACATCGTCTATGCCACGCTGTACCTCTTCGAGGCGCCGATGAATGCCGCAGCGCTCAAGGCTATGCTGGCGGGCAAGATGTCTGTGCTGGCGGAGCTGAGTTGGACTGGCGGCTTTCAGTTGGGCTTCGACGAAGCGTTGCTCAATCAGATCCCATCGCTCACGAGGATGACTCTAAACAGCATCAACCAGACTACACAGGACTACATCAACACCCAGGTCAGGCACGCGATGGAAGGGGGCTGGAGCTACGACAGGACTGCCAAGGCGATCACAGACCGGTTTGAGGAGTTCGCCGTTGGCAGGCCTCAGCTTCACATCAAGAGCCGGGCACATCTCGTGGCGGTCACAGAGACGGGCAATATGTACGTCGAAGCCAGTATGCAGACAGCCCAGGCAGTTCAGGACATGGGGCTGGAGGTAGAGAAGAAGTGGTCAGTGATAGGAGTGGACCGGGTATGTGACGACTGCAACGCCAATGCAGCGGTAGGCTGGATTCCGCTCAATAGTTTGTACCCAAGTAAGCACATGCGGCCTTTGGCACACCCCGCTTGCAGATGTGACCAATATTACCGGAGGGCAAAGACTAGGAGATAGATATGGCAACACCGCACAATATCGAAGGCAACCTTATCAACGATGCACGTCCCTTGGCGGTAGAGCAACAAGGCGTCACCAATACAGGCATCATCTGCGCGGCAGGTGACATAAACGTACCGGTGGTGAACGTCGCAGC